CCTGCTGGAAAACAAAGTCCTATGGGCACAAGTGGAGAAGTACCTACAGGAGCTTCGCCAACAGATCCAACAGGAGCTGGAGGTGGCAACATCGGAACAGGCAATGTACCGATGCCAGGGGAAGCTGGCTTTACTTCGCCAGATATTAAACCTCCAGGAAGCGAACAAACACAGTAAACATGGCAAAGACATTTAATCCAAACAGAGTAGGTGGCGGAACAGTCTCTATTGTTAGAGCTGCAGATGGCACTTACAGTTTAAAAGAAACAGGCTTTGATCAAATATCATCTTTGAATATGATTGATCTTGGTGCTATAGCTACAACTACTACAGCTGCAAAAACAGAAACAGCTGCAGAAAAAACAGGTACAACTACTGCAGATCAAACTAAAGCAGCATTTTTATTACCTAAAGATGATAGAGATGATGCTAACACATTTATTACAGAAAGCATGTATAAAGATGCTACAGATGTTAGTAAAAGTTTACAAAAAACATTTGAAAGACCTAATATGCGAGATATAGCTGGAGAACGTACAGGAACATTTGATGCAGATACATTTGATGATGCTGTAGGAACTAGAGTTAAAGATCCAACTGAAGCTGTATTTGGTAGATCAATACCATCAAAAGAACAGTTTGAAAGACAAGATATGTTACCTGAACCAAAAGTTGAAATGCCACAAGAAAAATTAGCAGTAACATCAGCTAATGTACAAAAAGGTTTAGTTGATGCTCCAGGTTTTGAAAATCCTTTTAAAAACATGTTAGGTTCAAAATTTCAAACAGAAAAAGGAACTTCTGTTAATGTAGATAAAGGTAGAGGTAGTGAATTAGGAGAAAAATATAGATCAGAAGTTGCACAAGGTGGTATGCCTACAGATGTAGAAAGAAGACAACAACTTCAATTAGGATCATTAGGTATATCAGCAGACCCATCAAAAACATTAGCTGCAAAAGAAGCTGATTTTGCTAGTGGATCATTTCCTGGTAGAACAGTTGCAGATGCAGATTTAGAAGCAGATGCTGGTGCTATTCCTAGAGCAGGTATACAACCAGTCGCTAAAAAAACTTTTGCACAATCAGTTAGCACAGCATTTAAAGGAGTTGGAGATTTTGTGATGAGTGGTGGTGTTTCAGGAGCAGTTCTTAGAGGAATATTTGGAAGAGAAGAAACAGTAGTTGATGTACTTAATAAAAATACTTTTAAAACTAGAGGTGATTTAGGATCATCCACAGATCCAGGTAGAATTGTAGGTAATCCAGCAGAACAATTATATGCAGGTTTTAATAGAGTTCCAGGGGGTAATCTAGAAAGAGCTGGAGAAAAAAGACTTGCAACTAGAAATAAAACTTTAGCAAGACGAGGTGTAAAAGATAAAGCATATGCAAATGCTAATGGATTAAAGTATGATCCAAAAGGTGTAAGTGCAAATTTTCATAGAAATACTAAAAATATGGAAAAACAACAAGATAATTATAGAAAAGACAAAAATGAAGTATTAGTTAAAGAGGCAGTTAAGAAAGGTGCAAGCACTATGAATCCAGCCGAAATGCGTGCAGCAACTGGTGGCGGTGGAGGCTCTAGTGGTAGTAAAAGTAAAATAGTTTGTACTATGATGAACGAGTCTTATGGTTTTGGTTCTTTTAGAAATAAAATATGGATGAAGTTTCATAAAGATCTTTCACCTGAATATCAAAAAGGATATCATAGATTGTTTTTACCATTAGTTAGAATTGCTAAGACAAATAAAATTATTAAAAATATATTAGAACATATTGCTGTACATAGCACAATTGATATGAGACAGTCAATAAGAGGTAAGAAACATTTGTTAGGTAGAGTATACAGAAAAATACTTTTACCTATTTGTTATTGGGCAGGTAAAAAATAATGGCTATAGTAGATATGAAAGGAACTGTAAGTAAAGATAAACCAACTATGACAGGTATGATGAATGAAGCACCTAAAACAGTTGATCCTCCTAAACTATCTGGTATGAATAAATTATTTGAAAGAAAACAACCTACACCTGCACCTACAACAGAAGATGCACCAATGCAAGAAACTGCAAAAGCACCTTCAAACGATTTAGTAAGTAAAGTAAATAACTTACCAGATGAAGATAAGACTGTACTAACTACAGTTCTATCTCCATCTGTTAGTAATGTTCTTGTAAAACTAGCACCAGAGTTAGCTCCTCTTGTAGAAGCTGCTGGTGTTAAAGAAGAGAATGTTATTATCCCTGTATCTATGTTTACTAATTTTGCTGTAAAAAGATATAGCGGAGATCAGACACAAGCAGTACAAAACTTAATTGCTGATATGTCTGGTGAAACGATGGGTCAAACAAACGTGCCACCTGATACACAAATGGCAGAACAACCAGAATCTGGTATGGAACAAGAGTTCAATGCTATAGATACTGAAGGTGAAGTCGTTTAGTATCAGCCCACAAACAATTATGGAATCGAGCTACCCTTATCCATAAGGCACTCAACCAATAGGTAAAAATAATGGAAGAAGAAAAAAAAGTTTCTGAAGAAACTAAGTCAATTATGCAAAAATCAAATCCTTATAGTAAGGATCATGGAGAAGATGATCTAGAAGTAGAGGCATTTGCTAAAGGTGAATTGTCAAAGTTTCATAGGGAACAAAGAGAAAAAGAAGCAGAAGCAGCAACCGAACAGAAGGACACCAATGCATCTGAAGAGACTGCAGACAAATTAGATCAACAGGCTACTCCTATCGCTGAACGCCCTGCAAAAGCTGAAGATCGTGTTTTTAAAAAACGTTATGACGATTTGAAAAAACACTATGATTCTACAATCAATAAACACAAGGAAGAACTCACTTCTTTGCGTGCACAATTAGAGTCAAGTACAAAACAATTTGTGCCACCTAAATCTAAAGATGAATTAGAGGCATGGAGAAAAGAGTACCCTGATGTTTATGATATGGTTGAAACCATTGCAATAAACAAAGCTACTACTCAAACTGCAGATCTTGAAACAAAGTATAAAGATTTAAAACTCCAACAAGAACAAATTGCAAAAGAAAAAGCTGAAGTGGAACTTTTAAAAATTCACCCAGACTTTAATGAACTTCGTGCAAACGATGACTTTCATGCATGGGCTGAACAACAAGATCCTAATATTCAAAGTTGGCTATATGAAAATACAGCTAACTCTAAATTAGCTGCAAGAGCTATTGATTTGTATAAAGCAGATCGTGGCATTAGTAAAGCTAAGAAAGAAGAAAAAGATCTTAAAAAAGAAGCTGCTAAAACAATTTCTAAAACTAAAAAAGCTACTGACACTGATACGCCAAAGAAGAAAATTTGGACAGCTAGTGAGATTTCTAAATTAAAACCTCACCAGTTTGAAAAATTTGAAAAGGAGATTGACCTTGCTCGTTTAGAAGGTAGGATTGAACAACGATAACAATCTAACTAAATAAACAAGGAGAAGCATTATGGCTTTTACAAACGCTAGTGGATATCAAAACCTTGCACAAGGTAATTTTACTCCACAAATCTTTAGTCAGAAAGTTCAGAAGTTCTTCAGAAGAGCATCAGTGGTAGAAGATATTACTAACACTGATTACGCTGGAGAGATCGAAAACTTTGGAGACACAGTAAAGATCATTAAAGAGCCTACAATCACAGTTAAAGATTATGCTAGAGGTCAAACAGTTGATACACAAGTATTAGCAGATGACCAAATAACTATGACTGTTGACCAAGGTTCTTATTTTGCTTTTAAAGTTGATGATATTGAAGAAAGACAATCTCATGTAAACTTTGAAGCTCTTGCAACCTCTTCAGGTGCATATTCACTAAAAAAAGCATACGACTACAATGTATTGAAGTTTATCTATGATAACGCTTCTACATCTGCTAGTGACACAGGAACTGATGGTTCACCAATTGATGGTGACGCAGCTGTTGACACTTTAGCAGACGTTGTATCATCTGCTAAAAAAGTTTTAGATAAAAATGATGTGCCAGAAGAAAATAGATGGCTAGTTGCAC